GTTCATGTTCAATTGGTTCTCCCATGTCCAATTGCTTCTGAATATCTGAAACATCCATACGATGCTTCTTTGCAATTTGCTCAACTGTTTTATGTGACTTAATTTTGGGCATTATTCAGCTGGTTTTGATTTAGTATGTTCACCTTCTGCTCTTTTTTTCCTCCCCGCACAGTGAGCACGTTGAGAAAATCCTTTGGGATTAGAACAATCAATATTCTTTTTATATTTATTACTCCACTCTTCTTGAAAATGCTTAAACGTCTTCATTTTGAGTTTGTTGTTTTAATAATTTTGCTAATTCTGTAGTAGATCCAACAAAAAGTGCATTATTAACAGTTGTTGGTCCCTTTTGTTTCTCCTCTCCAATATCTTTAAGTTTTTTCTGAAGATCCATTAATTTATCAGTTGCATCTGCTACATTTTTAATTAATTGTCCAGCAACTTCATAAGCTCTTGGCATTTCACTTTCCTGTGCCAGTTCCAAAATACCATTAATTGCTTCTTGACCTTTTTCAATTAATGAATATAAATTTCCTCTTGTATAATCATAATCTTTTTTGATATCATCAACTGTAGTTGACATTTTTTCAATTTTATCAACTACAGTTTCAGTTTCTACGGAAACAATCTCATTGCTTACGTTAAACGTATCATTGAGATTGTCAAATTTTTTTGTCATTTTCATAATTCATTAAATCCAAAATCATCACCAGGTTCAATTAAAAGATTATCTGCACTTGTGATTTTTCTAATACTTGTACCTAATACGTGAGAAGTTGCTATTGTATTATCAGCACCTCTCGTAACCGTTAAAGTATTTCCAGATTTAGATTTTACGTATAATTCTTCATCATCAATAGTGATATAAGATCCAGAAGTAATAGATGATGCATTATTTACAGTTATAGTTGTGGTTGAAGCATCAACATCTTCAAATAACGTTGTGGTAACTGTTCCAGTATAGTTTTTAGTTGCTCTTGGTTCGACGGAATAAGTAAGGTCTCTTCCGTTTGCACCACCAGAAACAAATCCAATAGAAATTTTTTTGATAATATCTTTTGATACATCCGAAACTGGTCCAAATAGATATGTTTTTGCAGTAAATTTTAATGTATAAATTAATGATCTTCTTGTATCATAATTACCTTCATATTGATCATCCATCGTAATACTATCTAAAACAATAGGAATATCCCTCTTTTCACCAATAGTTTTAATTAGATCAACAGATAAAGTGTAAGCTGGTTGAAAATATGGTAAAATTTGTTCAACAATTTGCAACATATCATCATTCAGTTTAGTAAAAATACTTAACTCAAATGACAAGTTATATGGAACTGGCATATATGATGTCATAATTGTTTTATCACTTTCTAAGTAAGTCTTAAATGTTTGTGTAGTAGTTACCTTTCTTGTAGGATCATATGTTAATCCAACCATTTCAAAAGACATTCTTGGCAATGATATTTGAACAGGTTTGTTTAAATTTGGAACTTGTTCTAATCTTGCCAAAAACTTTTGAGTAGGACCATATCCCAATGGAACTTTTATTACACTTATATCATCATCAGAATCATTAACATGTTTAATATTAATATTATTAAATAACGCTCCAAATGAGATAATTGTATTTCTTATAATTTCGTGATAAAAATATTCAAACATTTTAGATAATCCTTATATTATTATTTAAATCTTTAGATGGACTATTTATGGAGTTCCAAATGGATTTTTTTCTGTAAAATCAACAACTTTATTTGCTTCTATTTGTATTGAATCATTTTCAGCAAATTTATCTTGTGGATTATCAGTATTAATGGTTCTTAATTTATAAGTGGCCGAAGATGCTGCACCAACAATAATATCTCCGTTTACAAAATTTCCACCAATATCATAAACTTCAAGTTGTCCAGTAGAAACATTCCAATTTCTAACTTTTGCTGTAGTATTACTTATACTCCCAGTAACAAGTTCATTATAGATATAAGTCCCAATACCAACCATATATGGGGAAGAAAATGTAATTACTGGTGCAACAGTATAACCAAGACCAGAATTTACTATTGTAATCTGAGTAACAATTCCCACACTGTTGATATTGGCTCTAGCAATTGCAGTTACTGAAGCACCAACATTACTAAGCGTTACTGTTGGAGGAGACACATAACCAGAACCACCATTAGTTATTGTTACTATTCCTATAATACCATTTCCAATTATTGAAGTTGCAGCAGCTCCAGTTCCTCCTCCACCAAAAAATAAAACAGAAGGTGCTACAGTGTATCCATATCCAGGATTAATTAGTTCAACACCTTGAACTTTGAGTGATGATGTTCCATTACAATCAATAATATTCGCTATCATTGTTGCAATACCAGTAGCAGTTTTTCCTCCAGAAGGTGCTGAAGAAATAGCAACTCTAGGTACGGAAGAATATCCATTCCCTCTATTTGTAACTGTTATATATCTTATGCCACCATTTACTATTCCAGTGACTGCTCTGGCAGTTACACCAGATCCCACTAAATTAAGAGTTTGAATATATCCTTCATTTTTAATATTATCATCAAGTTCTTCAAATCCAGTATCAATAATTTCATCTTCATAACGGAATAGTTCACATCTTAACTCATACACATAAGTTTTTTGGAGTTGATAAAATGGTTGTTCATGTTCAACAAATTTAATTTCAAATATTCTATCTCCAAGTGGAAAATAAACTAAATCTCCTTCTTTAGGTCTTGTTGGCAATTCAATATTTGGAATATTTTTAATTAATGGTGTAATATAAGTTTCGTATCTTTCTTTAGAGATTGTAATTGTTAAATCATTTAATGGTTGAACACCAAATTTTGATAGTATAGTTCCTTGTCCACCATACCCCTCATATGTGTTTAGATATGCTTCAATTGGATATGCATGTTCAAATTTTGATTCAATAACTTCTTTAATTACAGTTTTTTTGGTGACATATTGCCTAGGAACATAATAAATTTCAACTCCATACATTCGGAGTTGTTCATTAACCAGATCCTGAATTAATGATTGCTCAGTTTTTGATCCCTGAAGAAAAAATGGATTGAGCATATTATCCGATCATGTCTAGTGGTGGAAGTTCATAAGTATTCGACATTTTTTCCATAATAACATCAATTTCTCTTTGTGCATCATCATACAATTGTCTTCCATTAAGTTCTATTCCTCCAGGAAGTTTTACTCCCTGAAACTTAATAAGATTTTGTCCCCATTGTTTTTTGATTAGTGCAGTCAAATATGGTTTTAGAAAAGAATCATTCCAAACTCTTGAATAATCATTTGGATCCATTGTTCTAAAACAATCGATTACCAAATATGTTCCTGCATTTAAACTTCCCCAATCAATGTCCAAATAAAGTCTATCTTGACGTTTATTGAATCTAATTTGCTTTTGAGTTGTGAGCATAAATTCAATATCTTCAAGATATGTTTTAACCATAGCGTAAGTTAATAATTCAGTAGATCCCCAGTAGTAAGCATCATTTAAAAATAACTGATATTTGACACTAAACATATTGTTAGTAATACTATTTGCACCATCAAAGTGAAATATTTTATTAACACCAATTACAGAAGGAGGAACTGGTAAATAATTTCCATTCTCTTCAAATTTAAATGAAGTTGAATTTCCAACAGTTTCATTAACAATGGTAGTTGTAATTCCTACAGAACTACTTGTTCCTCCTCGTGCTCTGCCTCTATCAATATCATCTTGAGTAACTTGATATTTCATGTAAGTTTGAAAAACACCATCAAAATGTCTTTCTTGAAAAAACTGTACAGCATCATCTACAAGATCTTCTATTTGCTCATCAGCAACATTAATTTCTAAAACTGGATATCCCAGTTTTCTTTTACAATAATTAATAAGTTCTTGACGTGTAGATGGTTGTGCCATTAGATTTTAAAACTCGCAACTACTTCTTGTTGTTTAAAATATAATTTAATGTAAGATTTTGCATAATTTCTTAGCACTTCAATTTCATCTATACTATCTATATCCCTTGCAAGTTTTTCATATTCAAAAAATTTAGAGATATTTTCTAAAGAAATTTTATCTGGATCCATTTGAAAGACCTCTTAAAAGATCTTTAATTTCATTTAAATCATTTTTTATTTGACTCACATCATCCTCAAGATTTTTAATTCTTTGTTTTTCATTATAAACTTTTTTATAATTTTGAATGTATTCATTATAACCATCAATATCAGTATTTACAATTCCATTTGAATAACTATCTCTAGCAAGATTATCTTTATCTTTTACTTTAATGTAATGCATTATTTTATTGCGTTGGTTTAATGGTTGCGATTGTTCTCAATTGCTTAATCATTGGAGGAGTAGCTTGATTAGTTCCTGCCATTACAATTTTTATAGCAAATGCATTAAATTGTGGCAAATCATCAATTGAATATTCATAATCTTTAAATGATCTATTTTGATTTTCTTGAACAAAAGTATCTGCTGAACCATCATTCATAGAAGGATCAATAACTCTCTTAATTCCAGAACCATCAATATAATAGTTTGAATATCCTGGGAATAATTCATAATTTTGTGAAACATTTATAGAGTCATCTCTAAACAGTCTGTAAAGAACTCTTATATCATTAGTATTGTTTTTACTTGCAGAAAGCATAACTTTTAAAGAGTTTGCAGGTAGTTTTAATCTAATTGGTTTAGAAATATAAATGGAGTTATGTTTATCATTATATAAACTTCTTACACTATCATTAGTGGCATAATCAGATGCAGTTAAAATTCCAACAGGATTATTAATTAAATTCGATGTAAAGATCGCAGAAACATTAATTGTATCAATTACGGGAGAAACTCTTGAATCAGTAGTAGTCATCAAAAGTTGCATTGTTAAAGATCTATTTCCTGGAAATCCTGTAATAAATTTGCTTTCATTAATATCAGAACAAATTATATTTGGGGAATTGAAATATGTAATATTATTTAATGGAATATTTTGAAATCCATTATCTAAGAATGATGTTTCATTTCCACCTACACTTGTTCCACTGAATGTTCTAATTTGTGCTGATATATTAGTTTTTGCTGGAATGAGAGATGAGATTTTTGGTTGAATTGATTCAAATTGAATATTATTTGTAATAGATGTACCAGATTCGCCGGTTTGAAGTGTTTTATTAAAATATAAATTATTTGCTCTATTTGATCCAATGCCAACGCCATCAAAATCTGTACCATCCATATCAATTTTAATATAATAACTATTAAGATTAATGGGATGGTTTGCAGTGTCAACTTCGGCAAAGTTATGAACCTTATTAATTCTTCTTAAAGAAACTCCGTTAAATTCATATTTGTAAACTGGAATACCACTATCATAAGATTGCGCTTGTGTATTATCAATAGATCTTGTAAGAGTTGTAAGTGTGTTTCCAGATACTCCAGTATATTTAATAACCTCTGTACCAATAATTACGTATCCTGGATTTGTTGAACTTACTGTAGCACCTTCAAAGTTTGTAAATCCAATACCAGAAACAACAGAAATTGAAGTTGTTTGAGATGCACTAAAACTTGATGAAAGATTAGTATTTACATCATTATTCATTGGGCGCATTTCACTAATTCTTACATAATTTGTTGGAGAATGCATTCCATGATTTATATGAGAGACTCTCATATGAAGTCCATCATAGAATTGATCACTAGTTACTGATGAAATTGTAACTGCCGCTCCAACATATGTTGTTATACCTGAAGAATTTTTATAACTTATGGTTGTAATACCAACAGAGAAGGATCCTTGTACATTATCAATTACGAAAGCATTATTTGATCCAAGTGAGTTAACAACCACTTTTGCACCAAATCCTACATTTTGACCTAATCCTGGGATAAGTAAAGAATCTCCAACTTGATATCCGTATCCTCCAGAAGTAATGCTTACACTATTAACAGAACTTGATGATGTAATTACAGTTGCAGTTGCTCCTTGTCCATAACCAGTTTCACTAACCAAGGATACTCCAGTAAAAGTTCCATTTGTATATCCAAAACCAGCATTAGAAATTGTAACACCTGTTCCAATTGTTATACTTCCAGCAATTCCCGTAAGAGTTCCAGAGGCAGATCCTTGAGATAAAATAACACCAGGAACTACATTAGTTGCATTATATCCAGTTGATCCTAAACCTACAATTATTTTCTTAGACAATGGTTGGAAAGAATTTTGAGTGGTTACAGTTACTTTTTGGTTTCCTATTCCAAGTTTTGGATTAAAGAATCTTAAAAGACCTTCATTACTAATAAAATCTGCTCTATTAATTTTATATTTAAGGTCATCATATTGAGATGGATTCCACGTAGTTCCATTTTGAGATTTAAACAAACTTCCTAAAGTTGGTTGAGCAGAAACTATAACACCACTTTGAAGATCAGGTTCTCCCAATCTTGTGATGAACACTCTGTAGTCAGGACTGTTTGAGAGTAAAACAATCGCATATTCTGCTTGAGTATTGCTAGCAATAGGTGCTTCTCTTACAGTTTGTTGTTGTGGTCCTTGAAGATAAACAGGAGATGGGAAAGTAAATTTGGTTGATAATGATCCATCTGTAGAAAGATTAATTTGATCTGGATTTAAAGTAACTTCTGAGAATGGAATTACCATATTACTTGGAACACCAGCAACTAATGGACGAATTTGTAACGTCACTGGCATATCAGTAGATTTTGTATTGAAATAAACTTCAACAGAAGTTAAGAAAATACCAGTATCTTCGAAAACATAAAATGATTCGGCAAGAGGATCATATGGTTGTTGAATATTAACCGAACCAGTTCCTCCTACTCTTGAAAAAGTTGTGGTGTTTATTTCAGTAATTGCACTAGTATTAGTTGTAGTATTTGTTATAGTTGTAGTATTTGTATTCCAAGCAGGAATAATTGTGATATTTCTTGTGGTTAAAATATTTGTATCAGTTACATTAATTGTTCCGGATGAAGTAAATGTTGTATTACCACTACTTTGATTTAAATAAACTCCACCAACATCAACTGCTCCAGGTTGAGTGGATAGTGATGAATTATCGGTAAGTGTAAATGTATTTTCTCCATTTATCCACATGGGATTTTCTGGAATATTTGGATTTGGAATAAACAAGGATCCAATTAATCTTCCAACATTGTCTGTGACTAATCTAATATTAGAAATTTTTGCAACTGCTCCAGATGTTTTTCCAATTAAAGTCATATCTGGAGCAATTTGTCCATAAAAATCAACTTCAGATGGGAGTTCTAATGAACGTGTATCTACGTTTAAAAATGTAGATGATTCACTATAATTTGTTGGAGATGTCTGTTGATTATATGGAATTAATGAAAATGTATCAGTAGGACTATTATAAGGACCTGATTTGTGATTTGGAGAACATAATCTAAAACTAATTTTTGCTGATGTAAAATGAGGATCACTTACTACGGTTTCTCCAATCTGGAATTTTCCAGAAATCATAGTGACTTCGAGTAATTTTGGAATGATATACTTACTTACATCAATTCCTTGGAAGAATGAATAGAATTTTGTAACGGGTTTTAATCCGGTAGCATCAAATTCAATATTTCTGCTTCTTAAATAAAGAACAGGTTCAGTATAATGAGATTGTGACTGTGATAATGTATCTACTGTATTTACTTGCTCTGGAGTTATAACTGTTGTTAAATCAGATGTTGTTTTTGTAGATGTAGTAGTATCTGTTTGATATGTAGTTTCTGTTGTAGATTGAATTGCTGGAGGAGTATAATCAATATATCCACCCATTCCACTCATAGTGTTAATATAGTTTTGTGCAACTGATGGGGGAATATATTGTACAAGCATATCATAATCTGCTTGACTAATATGAAGTCCATTAATTCTAATAGTGTTCCCATTAATAATTTCTAGTGTTCTTGATTCACCTGCCAGATAACCAATTGTAACTTGAGTTCTTCCATTATTAGTAAGTATTTTTGCGTTTCCCAAATAATAATCATATGGTAGTCCGCCGGTATTATTAATTGGTGGATTTGTGTAAACTACATTGTCAGTAACATTTTGAGTAACTGTTACATTTACATCTGGATAAATAACTGTTGTTGAAATTTCATTATAAGAGGTAGATGTAACTGCCTTCTCATCAAACCAAGTATCAATTGAAGGATTAAGTTGAATTGATCCGCTCCAATATCCGACTAAAAATGCAGTAACACTTTCAGTTCTGGTTGCTAAAAGTTGTTGATTATATACGACTTCATTGTAATTTAAAGTAATTAGGTCTCCTGTCTTTTTAATTCCTGGAGATCCCAAATCAGTAACATAACTTTGATCAGCATTTGGAGAATATGTATTACCTACACCAGAAATAATTTCAGATCCTAATTGCAATTCAAGTGATGTTGTATAGTGAAGTGGTCTTAATGTTGATTTTTGTTTATCTATTGAAGATCTAAAACTTGGATTATTTAAATCGTGGAATTTGTGATCTGTAAAATTGTCTACAAAAAATCCGCACTTGAATCTATCAAGTCCAGTTTCAGCATCTTTAATACCAAAATTTTCAGTTTTACTTTCTAATGCATTTAAAGTTGTAAATTCTTCAACTCTTAAAATTCTTTCTTCAAGTAAAGAAATATCATTCATTTGATATCTCTTATGTTTTGACATATCTACAATTACATCCTTTACATTAAAAACATATGGTGGGATTGTAATTTTTGCAATGTCTAAAGCATTTGATTTTAAAGAAGGTGCAGATGGATTATCGCTAGGAACTCCTTGTGATATTTCAAAAGTTCCATTTTGATTTAAGAAAACTCTATCTACTCTTGGTTGATAATAAGAATATGAAGCTAATATATTTTCTCCTGGAGCAAGAACATATTTTGAATATTGTCCATCATTTGCAAAATTTCTTGAATTAAATTCAAATGGAGATCTTGTTGTCAGTGAATATGGTGCAACTCTTGGTCTAACATCAATAAAGTCGGATAATCTTGTATTATTAAATACTGGAATATCATTTTTATAGGAATTTTGAGCGTAACTATTAACTGTTATAAACTCTCCAGTATCAGTCGAATCTATTGTATAATTTTGAAAAACAATTTCTAATTTTCCTTTTGGTTCAGCAAATCCTTTTTTTCTAACGATTCTAGAATAATCATAAAATGTTTCTTTCTGCCCATTATCAAAAACAAAATTTTGAGTAATATTATTACTTTCTAAAGTTTTTGCTAAAATAACTGCAGTTGTTGTTGATTCTTTTCCAACTATAGTTTCGTTTAATGTAAATTGAGATCCGTTCAAATAAACAAATTCAAGTTTATCAGTATTAATCTTATTAACAACTACTGCTATAGTACCTGAAGTTTTACCTAAAATATTTTCTCCAATTTTAAAATCAGTATTGTTATTTGTAGGTCCTGTAAATGATCCTAATTGAATTAATGGTAGTGAAGGATCTGATGAATTTGGTGATTCATATACTGCAAGAACTCTAAGAACATCGGGATAATTTAAGCAAATTTCATCATCTTGGACTCTAACACCATAAACTTGACTGTAGGTTAATCCATCATTTAATGTAGTTGTTCCAATACCAGAAGAAGAATATTTTGAATAATTTACTATTATACTGTTTGCTCTGTTTAATTTTTTAATTTTTGAATCTGGTTTTCTATTTCTAACTGTTGCAATAACATCAGCAGTTCCACTTCCTTTAGTTAATCCGTTAAATGTTAATTGTTTTCCTGTAGTGTCAAGACTATACTTATCAATTCTCATAGGTTCTACAGAACCATCCGAATAAGTAATTACAAATCTATCTTCATCAAATGATTCAAAAATAATATCTGGATCTGTAACGGTAACTGTTATTGAATTTCCAGAGAATGATTGATTTGCAAAAAGTCTTCTTTCGATAATTTGATTATTTGATAAATCAATCGAAGAAACATTTTCTCTCGGTAATTTTGTCAGTAATGATGAATCTTTAGAATTTAATGTTGAAGATAGTCTGAATATATCAACTACAGTTGAAGTTGTTACTGGTAAATTTCCTGCACAAACACCATTAACAGTAGTAAGTGCTGAAATTGTAAAGTTGGTTCCACCAGCACTTACAGTTTCAACTTTATTATATACAACATTTCCACCTAAAGTTGGATTTGAATATGTAATAAGATCTCCAGATGAAATTTTATTAACAAAGTTTGTACCCAAACCAGAAGAAACTGTACTAATTCCCCCAGAAGATCCAGTAATATTAAATTGAGTTCCTGTTGGAGCAATATAAAAAGCATTATCAAGGATTAAATCTGCATTAAAAGTTGAAACACCAATTTTAGAATATACAGATTTTACATCACCAATTGAATAATCAACAATTGAATTAATCAATCTTCCATTATCAATTCCATTAATTGTAATTGGTTCATTTGTTAAAAAAGTTCCAGATACTTGATAAAGAGTTAAAGAACTTCCAGAAGAAACATTATCTTTTAAATAACCACTTGCGTTACTTCTTGTACCTTTAATAAATGCTGGAGTAGTTTGAGTAATTGATGTTGTTAATCCAATAACTGTAAATGTTTGAATATCATATAATCTCAAATTTAATCTACTGGTTTGATCGACGTAGTTACTTTCGGGAATAAAATCATATACTCTTGCATATCCAATTGTTGTTCCTGCAGCAACCCATTTTGAAGATCCAAGACGAGAATTCATTAAACTAACTACTGCTGTAGTTCCAATTCCAATCGTTGCAGATCCAAATGAATTATTTACAGTAACTAATTTTCCTGCATTATATGAAATAACTTGATTTGAAAGAGTTGTTGTTGTTCTTGTTTTATCAACATCTAAAAGTTTTGGTGATATTGTTTCTACATCATAACCATTTACATATGCCTTTCCTGGACCAATCTGATACACCATCATATCATCTGATGGTGTATTTCCTTCTATTGTAGTTTGATCATCATAATATACACCTGTGGTGTTTACTAATCTATCATTTAAATTATCTCTAGCAAAAAGAGTAAATGGTTTTACATAAAAATCACCAGATTGATCTGCAGTTCTTCTTGCTAATTCATCTCTAATTAAACTATATTCGGATTTTTTAGAAAAATATTGAGGAACTCCTTGCAATAATCTAAGCAATTCAATAAAATTGCCAGTATCCGTATCATCTAAAGATTTTTTTGTTAATTCTAAAACAATTTTAAATCTATCTGCACCGGGTGCAGAATAATTTGAAAATCCTTGTGCATTATCAAATAAAGTTTCATCTTCATCTGCAGTTACAACTTGCTCGACTATTTGAAGACCAACTTTATAAGATGGATTTGTTGAATATTGATCAAGAAGAATTCTTTGCGATTCTACCTTAGCAAAGTATCCTCTAGCAAAATAAACACCATCTTTGATTGCTACTGATGATCCACTTGTCGATGCATTTGTTGCAATAGTATTGCAAACTCCTTGTCCAGTTTGTATGGTAAAATTACCATAAGTTAATGGTTCTTCTAATAAAAGTGTTTCTCCGTCAACAAAAGTTCTCGTAGTAAAGTCATCTCCACCACTTTGAAGATAATTTAAATATAAAGTATAATTTTTGTTATCAGAGTTCGTTTTGTCTAGTAAATATTGAACAATCGCCACTACATTACTAGTAGCGCCTCTAATTTTTTTACCTAAAATTTGCTCAAAATAAATCGATATTGGAGCACCATTAAATTGATCTTCAATTTGAATAGCAGGAAATGGACTGTCATTACTAATCTGCCCATCAATAACAGGGGACCCCTCTTGAAAAATATGATTTCCAAATTGTTCAACTTGATTTTGTAGGATTGATTGTAAAGTCGTTAGTTCTCGTGACTGAACAGGATATCCAGGTTTAAATAAAACTTTGTAAAAGTTTTTATTTGCATCAAAATCATCAAAATATGGAGATACGTTGAGGTTAGTTTCCTGGGGCATGGTTTTTTAAAATTGCAAAATAACTTTAATATCTTCTTTTTGATTAATTGACCTTGTAATTGATGGTCTATTATCAACATATATTATTTTTCCAGAATTTGGTTGTACTTCCGGATTTGCCACTCCTCCAACAAAAGACTGTCCAAGGTAATATGTTCTACTATTTATTACGGTAGATACACCTGTAAAATTTGTACTAATTGACAAACTAACAGATCCACCGACAATATTTAAACTTCCACCAGATCCAATAGAATTTGTGAATGGTAATAAATTAAATCCATACATTGGAGAAGTATTTTGTGTTGCATCAGTGTTAAATCCAACTAAATTCCTATCTTGCCAATATTTTAAAACACCAGTGTTTTGGTCATAAGAAACAACTCGACCAACTGCAGTAGATCCAATACCAATTGTTTGTGTAATTAAACTATTTGAAGTAAAAATTGCCGAACTATATCCTGCGCCAGTTAACTTTAATGCATTTAATGCACTTGCTTTTTCTAACGATAAAATAGAAGTAGCATTGTAGGATTGTGGATTTTGAATTATTCCAGCTCTTGCTATTTGATTTCCTGTAATAAAATCTGGATTTTGTGTATCATTTTCAATTCTTGAATAAATTAATACATTAAAGGCACCTAACTCACGATAAATATCTGCTCCATGCCCTCCTTGAGGTGGAATAATAATATTAAATGCGGGTCTTGTACTTCCTGTGGGAAAATTTCCTGCAACTAAATCCACAGTCCCATAAGTATATCCAGATCCACCATTTGATACTGTGACAGATTCTATTTTTGAATCATTATTAACAATAATTGTTGCTTCTGCACCAATTCCATCACCTTTTATGGGAACTCTTGTATAAGTTCTATTTGCAGTTCCTAATCCAACACCACGATTTGTAATTGTTACAATTTTTAATTGTCCACTGGATGCAGCATTAAGTCTAACTGAAGCATTATCAGAGTTACTTTCCCAATCTTTGGGAACAGGCATAAAGTTTACAGAATCAAATTTTACAATATCACTGGGATTAATAGTGTACAGATATTTCCAAATATATCCATCTCCAGAAGTTCCAGCAGCCTTTGGTTCTAGATCGGTAAAGGTTGGTTCGTCTAATGATGGTCTTCCATCTGGATTTTCTGGATCAGTTCCATTTTGAAGACAAATATAAACCTTATAATCTTTGTTTAGTACATAATAATTTGCCGAATATAAACTTGTTGCTCCTGATGGTTTTGATGTATTTGTTCTATTAATATCATGGCGATACATATCATAAGTTGTCCCAGATGACCAAGTAACTTTTTGAACAACCTGTTTAACATCATCTGCTTTAATTTTTTTCAAAGCAATCATATTGTCCCAATAACCATTTTCCTCATCAAAACAATCTTTTGGTGCTGGTGGATTTATGTTCCAGTTTGAATCATAATCAGTAGCATTTGTAAGTCCAACAAAAGTATAAAATGCATTAGCACTAGAAGTTGCAACAGAGACAAAACTCTTTGCGTTTAAAATTCTTAATTGATCAGTTATAATTGCTGCCATTTTATGAGTTTTTTATCTATTTATTAGTTATATGGAAACCGTACTTAGAACACCCGAATTATCAACAATAAGACGATATTGAGTTCCATTTGGTGATGTGAGGATAACACCATGAGCAGTGCTAATACCGACAGAAATATCACCATTACGAACAGTTAGTTTTGATGTTGGATTTGTGGTTCCTATGCCAACATTATAAAAACTATATGAACCAGTAATTCCAGAATGAACATAATCACGAA